TCTGCTCTCTTCACGCAATGGACTGTGGCAGGCGGCAAGAAACAGCGGGAATTTTATTTGACGCTGCCGAGAGCAGACGGGCCTGCCAACGCCTTGGTCGGGGATTGGCTGGTGCCGCAGGGCCATAGAACTTATGACGAGGAAGCCGACAACCGCCTGGTCGTCCGCATCAGGGTCAACGACCGCGATGCTAACACCTACACCGCCGATGATATCTCCAAAATCGAGGCGCTGATATCAGACTCCATGGGAAGAGACCAAAATAGAGAGGTTAAGCCTAAATATTTGTCCTCTGGTGCACCAGACTATGGTGTTAGAAAAGGCCTCATTACTGAGTTGCAAGCCGCGCAATGGCGTCACGCCAGGAATTGGTACGGCGATCAAGACGGCGCCGTCACTCGCACCCTGTTCATCGAGGAGGTGCAGGGCGAAAGGCAGCAGGCTGCGCGGGAGGAGGGGTACAAGCCGGCCACCACTGCTGAGAAGGAATATTTTACGCTGGCCGAGGAGGTCAGGCAGAATTTGCTCAACGATATCCGAATTAAAATCGGCAAGGGGTCGTGGTCCTACGCGCCTGATTTCAGCGTCGACGTCCTCGACGAGGAAACCAGGGATTATAAGCCCTGGCAGATATTGGACTGGGCAAGGAATGCAGCGAGCGCCGACGATGCCGCCCGCCTGGAGGCGAAGTCGGAGGAGGTCAAACAGCACCAAAGCGCGTCAGGCGTCCCCGCCATCCCCTTTGGCGTCGCCAACGAATGGGGCGCCCTTGCTCTGAAGCGCATGATAGCGCTGGCTGTCGAGGAGGGCTACGAAAGCGTCGCCTGGACGCCAGGCGAAATCCAGGCCGATCGGTATAGTCTGCATGAGACCGTCGATTTTATCGACGTGAAAGGGGTCGATGGTGTCGAGGCGGAGGCGGCATCCACAGACCTGCCAAAGGAAGAACTGCGGAAGGTCAATATCAATGCTGGTCCTCAGACAATCGAACTTCTGGTTGACAACAAAGGCAGGTTGTTCACGGGAAGCTCCGAGCTTGATCCAACCCAATTTCATGGCGACCCGGCGCGGACAACAGATCTCGAAGGCAAAGCCCTGGCCGATGTTGTCGGCAAAGAAATGGCAGACAAAATCCTTGATGTTGCTTACAGCGAGCCCAAGGAATGGACGGCAAAAAACGCCGCTCGTCTTGAGGAGCTAGCAAGCAAACGAATTGCCGAGAACAAAGACTTCTACGCTTCGCCACTGGATGGCTTAACAGATAGTGAAAAAAGTGAATATCTCGAGCTTCTCAGCCAGCGCTGGGGTGACGCCAATGACTCGATAGCCGTGCTTCGCGGTGTCGACCTCAAGATTGGCGGCGAGGGCATGAAGGCCTTCTATGACAGAATGGTCGTTAACATGGCCAACAAGCTAGGTAAAAAATACGGCGTTAAGGTCGGGGTGCAGGCGCTTCCGCTTAAAAATCTACCCTCAACGCGTGGGACTGTAACGATGTCGTTCGAGGAGTGGCTCGGCCATGCGCACAGCCTAGACCTTGTCGACATTGTGGGCGACGATCTCGAACCCTATTACACGTCGAAGTATGAGGAATACGTCGATGAAATGTCGATTAGCAAACTGAGCAAACTGGGGCAGGTCGATGTCTGGTCGCTGCCTATAACCGACGCAATGCGCGCCGGCGTCAAGGAGCATGGCCTGTCGGTGTTCCAGGAGGGCGACGAGCTACAGCCTCGAGGCAGCTTCCAGATCAGCCAAGACCGATCAAAGCGTATCATCAATCTGTTCCAGAATGCCGATCGGTCGACGTTCCTGCACGAGAGCGGCCATGCTTTCCTGGAGATGATGCGCGATCTCGATGACGCGGCCGCACCGGCGCAATTCCGGCAAGACGTCCGCACCCTCCACAAGTGGTTCGGCATATCATCCTGGGGCCAGGTCACAACAGAGCATCACGAGAAGTTTGCCGCCGGGTTTGAAACGTATTTGATGGAAGGCCAGGCGCCATCGCCCGAGCTCCGAGATCTTTTCAGCCAGTTCAAAGACTGGCTCACCGACATTTATAAGTCGCTGACGACCGGCAAGGCATCCCCGCCAGGCACAATATCGCCGGAGGTCAAGGCGGTGTTCGATCGCCTGCTGGCCAGCGATGAGGAGATCGCAGCCTCGAAGGAGCTTAACGAATTTATGCCGCTGATCGGCTCGGCCGAGCTCGCCGAAGACCTCGGCATGACGGACTCCGAATATGCGCGCTATGTGCGCCGGCTCAAGCAGCAGGAGGAGACGGCCAAGGAGAAGATGATGGTCGACCTGGCCAAGGATATCGCCGGCCAGCGCAAGGCCAAGCTGGCAGAGATCAAGGAGAAGGTGCAAGGAGAGGTCACTGAAGAGTTCACCTCCCTGCCGCTCTGGCGCGTTCTGGCATATCTCCGCCGCGGCGAGTTCTTGCTGGCGGAAGACCAGACAGAGGATACCTCTACTGCCAAATTGAACCGCTCCCAGGTCGTGGAAATGTTCGGCGAGGGCATCCTGACGACGCTGCCTGGCGGCAAAGGCAAGACCGGCCTGACGTCAAATGATGCGACGGCGCTGCACCCAGAGATCGTGGCGTCATTCTTTGGCTTCAAATCTGCCGAGCAAATGATCCAGGAGATCCTGGATAGCGCTGTTGTTGTCGATGGGAAAGACGGCCGGCCGCGGTCGAAATATCTGACGATGGCGCAGGCCATCAAGCGTGAGGTCGCCCGCCGGATCGAGGCTGAAGACGCTGCGAAACTGACTGACGAGCGCCTGCGCGAAGCCGCCGTCGACGCCTACCACAATATGGACCGCGGCGAATTGCTTTCGATGGAGCTCGCCATATTGCGGCGGCATGCCGGCGACCAGGCGGATCTGCTCCGCCGCGGCGCTGAGCGGCGTCTCGCAGAGGAGGGCGCTGGCACGGTCCAGGGACGAACCGGTGAAATAGAAGACGCGGCCGAGGGCGTGGCCCAGGCTGATGAAGACACAGACCAGCAGGGCGTCAGGCAGGCTCGGGCCAGGCAGGCTGGTGCGGAGGCACGGGCGGGAGCGGCAAGGCCTCTTAGAGCGGCAGAGCGCGTCGCCCGCGGCCGAGCCATGCGGGCAGTCCGCGTTTCGACTACGGAGGCACGGGAAGCCGCTCGGGGCTTCGTTGCCAAGATGACGGTCGGCGACCTCGGCAAGCTCGCCAAATATGCCCAGGACGAGCGCCGCGCAGGCCGTAAGGCCGACAAGGCCCTGCGCGACCAGGAGTGGATGCAGGCCGCCGAGTTCAAGTGGCAGCAGATGCTCAATCACTTCATATTTATGGAAGGGCAAAAGGCGCTGAAGGAGCGCACGAAGGCGTTCAACCTTTTCAAGCGCTTTAACGTCACAAACAAAAACACCAAGAGCATCGACACCGAATATCTCCTCAAGATTCAGTCGATTTTAGCAGCATATGGCGTCGGGCCGGCCAGGCTGGACCCGGCGACGGCCCGCGTCGGCTTGGCGGATATCGAAACCTGGGTCAACTTTCAGAATACTGAAAGGGAAAACGCCGAAAGCGCGCAGATCGTCGTTGATCCGAGTGTTTTCGTTGGCGCCAGGGACGTCAACGAGATCTCAATCGAGGAGCTCGAAACCCTGCGCAAGGCCATCATGTCGCTGTCGCATAATGGCAATCAGCGGTCGAAGGAGGCGCGTGAGGCCGAGAAAGAGTATTTCCTGGAGATCGCAGACAGCATCTACGCAAATAACAGGCTAAGGCCTGACATGCCCGAATACGATGATAAGAAAACCCGAGCGAAGGATATGTTTTTCGGCTTCGCAGGCATTTTGCGCAAGATTGAGTCTCTGACCAGAGAGCTCGATGGCTTGAAGGATGGCGGCCCGGTTTGGACCGCGGTCTTCAAGCCGATCGCCGATGCCCAGGCTGCGGCCGTGGTCAAGCGGCGCGAGGCTATGCTGCGGGTGCAGGAGCTCCTGACGGCGCACGGCAAAAAAGGTAAGTGGTGGACGCAGCATCATCATGTGCCGGGCGGCGCGGTCATGTCCAAGACTGAAATTCTCGGTATAGCGCTCAATATGGGCAACGAGGGCAACCGCGCTGCGCTAACGAATGGCGGCCGCGGCTTTCTTCAGACCGACGAGATGTTGAACGAATATCTGTCGAAGCTCGATGATAGCGATTGGGATTGGGTGCAGTCCGTCTGGGATCACGTCAATGAATATTGGGGCGAGATTGCCGCGCTGGAAGAGCGCATGACCGGCGTGGCGCCTGAGAAAATCCCCGCCGATGAATTTACCACGCCGGGCGGCCGTGTGATGCGCGGCGGGTATTTCCCGATCAAATTTGATCCACGGCGATCGCCCAAGAGCCATCAGGAAGCGCTGACCGACGCGGCCAAGGATCTGTCGGCCGGTACGGCCGTGCGGGCGGCGACAAAGCATGGCCATACCATTGCCCGTACGGGGAACAAAGACAAGCCTATCTATCTTTCGGTGGACGTCTATTTCCAGCACCTCGACCAGGTCATCCATGATCTGACGCATCGTGAGGCTGTGCGCCAGGTGGCGCGGCTGATCAACGACAAAAATATCCGAGAGGCGCTGTATCATACCAAAGGCCTGGAACAGATCCGGTATCTTGACGGCTGGCTCAAAAATGTCGCCCGCGGCGCGCAAGACCCAATGAACACCTTGGAGAAGATTGTCAAACACGTCAGGCTTGGTGTGTCGATCGCCGAGATGGGCTTTTCATTTCGAACCGCTTTGGTGCAGCCGCTCGGCCTCACGCAATCGATTGTCGCCCTCGGCGAGACCGCGCTGTTGCGCGGCGTCAAAGACTTCTACGCTTCGCCAAACGATATGGCGCGCTTCATCATGGAAAAGAGCCCAATGATGACCGAGCGCGCGTCGACTTTCGATCGCGACATTGGCGATCAGCTTAAAAAGATGAAGCCCGGCGGAGGCATGGACCGCTTCCGAAGCGGCGCTTTTTGGATGATAGGGTTTTTGGATCTGTCGGTTTCGATGCCCACTTGGCTGGCAGCGTATCAGGTTAAGCTGGGCGAGCCCGGTTCGTCAGAAAGCGACGCTATCGGGTATGCCGATAGCATCGTCCGGCGCTCGCAGGGGTCGGGCAATGCACCGGATCTGGCGCCTGTTCAGTCCGGCGGCGAATATCAGAAGATGTTCACGGCCTTCTATACCTTCTTTTCGGCCTACCACAACATGATGGTCGACGCCTATAAGGTCTATCGGAAACGGCCGCCGACGATTGGCTCAACAATGAAGGTGGCCAAGGACATGCTCTGGCTGTCGGTCATCCCAGCGCTGCTGACGGCGTACATCCTCGACGGTGCTTTTGGCGAAGATGAAGATGATGACGACAAGCCTTGGCCGGAAGAGGCGCTGGAGATCCTGGCGGGCTTCGCGGTCGGCGGCATACCTCTCGTCCGCGACATTATGAAAGGCCTGACGACCGACTTTGGCGTAGGCGGGCCGACCCTGGTAAAGGTCGGCGAGTCGGTTGCCGGTGCGGTTGAATTAGGCCTCAAAGGCGCGGCGATGCCATTTGATGAGGACGTCGAGATCACGCGAGGGGATATGCGCTCGGCCCTCATGGCCGCCGGCTATCTATTCCATATGCCGAGCCGGCAGGCGTGGCGCACGGCCGATTATTTTAATCAGTATCTGGACGGCGAATTTGACGAATTTGAGCCCTTCCGAGCGTTCGTGACGGGGGCCCCCTACAGGCGATAGAGGCGGTTTGAAATGAAGCAGATCTTCGTGTACAGTGTGTTGAGAAAATCTCAAAGGTGCAGGCTATGGTAATTGCGAGCGAAGTAAGCAGATCGGGGCCGTATACGGGCAACGGCTCGACCACGACCTTTGCTTATGGCTTCAAAATCTATGACCAGGACGATATCCAGGTCATTCAGACGACGGTTGCGACGGGTGCGGAATCGGTGCTCACCGTCGACGTCCACTATACGGTAAGCGGCGTCGGCGATGCGACGGGATCCATCACCTATCCAAAGACAGGGTCGGCGATGGCGTCCACGCACAAGCTGACAATTCTTCGCAACCAAGATCTGCTGCAAGGGACTGCCCTGAACAATCAGGGCGGCTACGTCGCGGAGACGCACGAGCGGGCCTGGGACGAAACCGTCCAAATGGTACAGCAAGTTAGTGAAAAGGTTGACCGGTCTCTCGTCTTGCCCGCCTCGTCTTCGTCGACCGGCCTGTCGATCCCTGATCCCTCTAGCGGTAAGCCGATTAAATGGAAATCCGACCTTTCTGGGTTTGAGAATGGCTCAACAGATCTTGATAGCATCATAACCGACGCGACGGCGCAGGCGACGACGGCGACTGCCCAGGCCGCGATATCGACGGCGCAAGCTGTGATTTCGACCGCCCAGGCTACGGCCGCCGCGGCGAGCTATGATGCTTTCGACGATCGTTTTCTGGGCGCCAAAGGCAGTGATCCAACGGTAGATAACGACGGCGATGCCCTGGCGACCGGTTGTCTCTACTGGAACACGTCGACCAATCAGATGTTCGCATACACGGGCAGCGCCTGGTCCGCGATCAAACCGACCAGCGGGGAACAGACAAATATTGATGCCGTGGCTGCTGACGCAACGGATATCGGCGCCGTGGCCGCCAAAGCGACCGAGATCGGGCGCCTGGGCACGGCCGACGCTGTTGCCGACCTGGCGCTCCTTGGTACATCTGACGTGGTTGCCGACCTGGCGCTCCTTGGTACGGCCGATGTCGTTGCCGATCTCGCGCTCCTTGGTACATCTGACGTGGTTGCCGATCTCGCGCTCCTTGCCGATGCCGCTGTCATTGCAGATATGGCCCTCCTTGGTACATCTGACGTGGTTGCCGACCTGGCGCTCCTTGCCGATGCCGCCGTCATTGCAGATATGGCCCTGCTGGCAACGAGCGACATTGTCACAGACATGAATGTTCTGGGTACCTCTGCCAATGTCACGAACATGGCAACCGTCGCCACAAATATCGCCGGCGTCACCAGTTTCGCAGAACGCTATCGAGTTGCTAGCAGCGATCCTGCCTCGAGCCTGGATGAAGGCGACCTGGTCTACAACTCAACTGCAAACGAACTCAAATACTATAACGGTTCGGCATGGGTTTCGGTGGCGGCGCCGGATATCACGGCCGCCGAGGCCACGGCGACCTCGATCGCAATGGCCATCGCCCTCGGATAAAGGATAAATTATGGCTAATACTTTTAAAGTTCTCACGCGAGATGTTTGCCCAGCAAGTTCGGGCACGCCGGAAACAATTTTTACGGTGCAGGGAAGCACAAGCATAGTCATCATTGGCTTGATCCTGTGCAATGTACACTCATCGTCGATCACTGCTTCGGTAACGCTCGTTAGCACAACGACGCAGACAGGCCAGACACAAAACACCACCGCGAACCTTACGAAGGATATGTCGATCCCGGCTGGTAGCTCCTTTGAGGTTATGTCTGGCAACAAACTTGTCGCCAACGCGGGGGATATAATCAAAGTCGATGCGTCTGTGGCCGATAAAGTCTCAGTTATCCTCAGTTACATGCTGCAAGATTAGGAGATTTTAGAGATGGCACCTTATTTTGGCTCGGCCCCAGCGCAGTCCGCTCTGAGCTCTGGCGACATTTCTACGGGGGCAATCAACAGCGACGAGATAGCGACAGGTGCAGTTGATATCGCGCACCTCTCGGCGAGTGGCACTGCGGGGTCGGGGAACTTCCTGCGGGGCGACAATGCTTGGACTGCCCCTACACTTGGCAAAATTGTAGGCGTCAAAGCAGTTACCGTGAGCACGCTCACCTCGACAACTGGAACATCTTACGTCGATGTGACAGATGTGACGCTAGATTATGCACAAACAGTGGCAGGAAATTATTGTCTGATAACGTGTATAGGGACCATGCAAGGCGGCTCCAGCGATGGAACGACACAGGTCCGTCCGTGGGCATCATTAAACCGAGATGGTAGCGTAATCGGCGTTCAATCGTTCAATTTAATTGCCGAGCCTTCTTCAGGCGGCAACTTTCTACGCACCTTCTCTGGTTGCATCCAAGCCTATTCATCCGCTGGCGACACGGACTCGTCCACATATAAATTGCAAATAAAAGGCCAGAACGCCTCAACTGATCTTCATGCAACTTGGGGTTCAGGAATTTCAGGCAACTCCACAACAGTCTTATCAATCATGGAGTTTGAGGTATGAATATTTTAGAACAGCAAGCTGCCATTGAGCGTCTGAAACCCGGTATTCATAGGACTGTTTCAATCGATGCTGACGATATTGTGACGATCACGATGGCAGACGGCTCGGCTCTGACACAAGCCGAAGTCGAAACCGAGATTGCCGCAAATGGTGGGTTTATAGAATTACGAATAGAGCGAGATGGAAAACTCTCTGCTTCTGACTGGACACAGACAGCCGACGCACCTGTGGACGCCGCAGCATGGGCAACCTACCGCCAAGCTCTGCGTGATCTTCCGGCGAACACCGCCGACCCAGCAAACCCATCATGGCCTACGAAGCCGGGAGATTAGATATGCCTTACCTGGGAAAACAGCCAACGGCCTCGGACTCTCTGAGCATCTTCAAGTATGTGGCGACTAGCTCACAAACAAATTTTTCGGGTGCCGATGCTGACGGAGCCACGCTGGCTTACGATATTGGCAATGGTAGCTGCCAAGTCTGGCTCAACGGTATACGCCTAGACCGCTCCGACGTGGTGGCTACTGAC